ATGTGAGAATACCCAATTCCATCAAACGGGTAGAGACCTTCATTAGTTGAGTCTCATCTCTCATATCGACATCCTTCATGCGAACCGTGGGATAAGACCTCAAGCCCAGTTCCCTTGAAACCCTCTTAACCTCCCTTTGAAGAAAATCATTCACGAATCCATGTCTGGCCTCCTTGAGCCTATCAATGAAAATCTGAGCCTTCACTTGAGTGGCGCTATACTTCTCCTCGCCAATAACAATATTTTGCAGCCCTTGCTTAATGTCCTCATTAAGTATTTCATATTTCTCTGGACCCAACACCCTATTAAGCTCGGGAATAATGAATTCGGCCTTAGTGGTATAATCCGACACCAACACTCGCCCGACACTTTCATTTTTGAAGAGATTCTGCATCGCCTTCAAGTTGTTTGCGTTAATTCCCCCCTTATCAGGATCAGCGCCCATCGTTATGAGTAAAATGACATTTTCCACCGTTCTGGTTATAGCCTGATCCATTTTCTTCAGTTCCAGCTTAGCATTAATGTCTTCCAACACAGGGAAACCAAACGGTATAGCGAATGGCTCATAATCCTGTTTTTTGTAAAAAGAGTATGAGAGCCTGTATGGATCGAGCTTAACCTTTATCCCGTCTTTGTGGTAGCCCCCCTTCTGGATCAAGTCTTGAACCTCAGGTTCCAGACTCTCAAAGATTTCAACGTCTTCTTCGGTCTGTGGATTCTGAAGCCTAGCCATCTCATAATCAGACAAAATCTTTTCGTAACCATCTACAGCAAAGCTTGAAGCCTTCTTGGCTATAATGTCGTAGGGATTGAGTAAAATATAACGAAGTGGAATTTTATTCGCGGAAGGATTAATCGACCCAACCTGATTCATTAGCTTGGCGTAATCTTCGGCTTTAAATTTGCCATCAACGCGATAAAAAAATACGTTACCGCTCCGATAATACTCTCTAAAATACTGGTCTTTAATATTGGTTAAATTTACTTTCTTAAACCACTGCGTGAAAAATTCTCGGCTTTTTCGAGTGCCACCCTCCAGATAAACATCTGTATTGGTGAATTCTGCCATTATGTCGATGGCGTTTCTGAAGATGGCCACATTTGCATAGGCTTTTTGACAAAGCTCGATGCCGTCTCTAGCACTAACCCCATCAGCGGCATAATCGTAGGGTAGCAATCCAACACGAATACTGGAAAACCGATCATGCGGATTACGGTAAGCGACCCGATTGGTGCGTGTACCGCTGCGCTTGGCCATGTCTAAATTCGTTCTGGCTCTAGCTACTTCGCCATAAGAGGCGTCGGAGGTGTAAAATGGCTCACCCAATAAATCGGGTATGGTATCACTGGGAACTGAGGGAACCGCATATGAACCCTGCGACTGCTCAGTATCCTTTTCGAATTTTTTCCAATAATCAGACTTTTTATTATATTTTCTCTTGGCCATGGGATATGGGTTATATTACACCCCAAAGTTAACTTTCAACTTTTAAATGTTAAGAAATAAACATTGGAGTGAAGGTAGACTGAACCTGTTCCCCCTCATGGGTTTCCATATCATAGTAAACATTCATCATCCAGTTCCCCAACACTAGCGCCGAGTAGGAGTCCTTCCGCGCCTTATCCGCCCCCTTTTGTTTTCTTAGGTTGGGAGGCAAGTCAAAGCTTTGGGTTCCTTGAAGGGAGGTTGTGACATGGATCAAGGCACACTGCACCTTAATTAAATCCATCATATCTTTCTGATGCTCCACAAAGTCAATCATCCTCGCTCCTACCTGCCCCTTGTCATTGGGATCATTCCTTATAAACTTTAACTCCTTTATGGGGATTCTAGCTTTCCTTTGGGCGTTATAGTCGTCATCCATGGCTGCACCCGCAAAGAAGATTTTTTTATGATCAAAGGCGGCTTGCAAGCTTTCATTTGCATAACGAATCCACTGAGAGCTAGGTTTACGCAAAAACACAAATTTTTTATTGAGTTTATTATATTGGTTTTTTAGCTTGAGTATATTTTTCTGATAGTCTTGCGCTTTGTCTAATTCCGCATCAATAGTCTCTAGTCTTAAGTTTTTGTTTTTAAATACCTCGCTTTCGTTGCAGGAATTCATGAACTGAACCCCACCATTGTAATCCCCCACCACCGCAACGATATTGAAGTGGGTTAACAGGTAGGCCATATATTTGATATGGGTTTTAAGGTTGGCTCCCGACAGTCCGTAACTGTGAACCACGGTTCCCTTACGGGTGTCCTTGTTTAGCTTTATTAAGAGAATGGCAAAATCGTCGGAACCCTCGCTTTCCGACCATGAGGGGTCAAAAGCTAAAATGTATTCATCCTTGGGGTTACCCACAACCTCTACGCACTGGCCCTCGCCGTCAGGCAGAGTGCAAGCGGCCATTTTACTCACCTTGAAGTAGCCTGAACTGTCGTCTGTGAAAATAGCCCCAAATTCCCTATCAAATTGAGATTGACTCATGGTGGACTGAGCCTGACTAATTAAATTCTGATCATAGAGTTGTTCGGGCGCACAATCATAACTAAAGTGCATAATGGTGCGGTGCGCCCCATCCTGTTTATTCTCATTAAGGATTAAGGCTTCATATTGTTGATAGATCTTATATAGATACTCAAACTTGTATGAGGCTGACGATAATCCAATAATTTTGTTATTAGGCCACACCCTCCTGTCCTCTTCCTTCATTTTACCCGTCTCAATGAGTTGGGTTTCCAAGTCATACACCTCCTGCCTTTCTGTGGGGTTTTCCACAACAGAAAGGAACGGCATAATGACTTCGTTATAAATTTTTTCAGGCATTAGGAGTAACTCATCAATAATCATTCGTTGAAAACGAAAACCCCTAAGCTTCTCGCCATCACCTAATGGTAGAGCGCGGATACTACTTCTCCCAATTTCCATAACCCACTCATCATTCATTTTGGAGGTGCGGGTAATACATTGAGCAAAAAAGGTTGCCTTGGGGCTTTTTGATATCTCCTCTATTTTTTTGAAAATCATTTTAGATTGCCTAAAGGATTTTGATAGAATACCTATCTGCACTCCTTGGTGTAGAATAGCGTCTAGGAGCGCGAAAACAGCCGTAGAGAAGCTTTTAGACATTCCACGGCTCCAGATGCCCAAAAAGTAATCGGACTCCATCATGGCCTTTATGGCCATATGCTGAAAGGGGAATAATTTCACCCCAGTGAACAATTCAGAAGCAAATGATGGATTTTCTTTCAGAAACTTATAAAGCAAAATTTTTGCCTCAGTTTCTTCCAAATACCCCTCTTTTTCTAAAAGTTCTTGATTTATATTTTCGAACTCTCGGTGGAGTTTTTGTTTCCCTGTTTCCCAAGACATTTTTCTTAATTTTTTTATTCCAGAAATATTGAAGATCCACCTTCCAAAGCTTTTGCCCCAAAACAAGAATCTTAGGTATTAACCTTACACTTTCTTCCCGAGAACCACTAAACACAAACTGGCAACAGTCTGAATAGTCAGCTTGAATAGCCCTCATGCGGTGGCAGACATATCCTAAGTTAAATTTTTTATAACTGGAGTTATTTTCCCTATGTATATCATCAAAGCCACACTCCACCACTATAAACAAAAAGCATCCTAAACTCCTGCATCTTTCTAATTCTTTTACAAATCTAGCGTAGCCCCCAGTTACAGTGGCACCAAAATCCTGGTAAGACTTTCGATCCACAAATGTATAATCATAAAGTTCTCCAGAAACGCCATAGTCCCCAACGTCCAGCTTCAACAACTCACTGTTCTTAAAGGACAAGGGCTGCTGCTCTCTTGTATCTATCAGGATGTTACTGTTGGAGAAGTCGTTATCGAACTCTTTTGGTAGTTGCCCTGATAACATAGGCAACATACCAAACTTTTTACAGGTGGCGTTATAGCTACCGAATATCTCTTTACATATCTCCATATCAGGCAATCCAGAGGTTTCTAAGTAGAGAGCGGGCGGTCCTGCTTTTATGTTTTTTGATGTGAGCTTATCTTTGATGGAATTAATCACAAAATCTTTCACTTCCTCCTTGGGAGCCGTCTTGCACCACTTCCTCATGTTTGAAGCGTTTAGGAATGAGGTGTGGAAGTATTGATCGTATTTCTTAAAGGGTATTAACTCACCAGTGAGTTTATCTTTGCGTTGAAAGTGCTTAACATAATAATCTCCCAACAACACATCATGTTTTTTGATATGTGCATGGAGACTGCGTAATGACCCATACTCTTGGTCACATTCCTTGCATTTAAATTGTGTCATCCTTTGATATGCCTAATACTCTCGCTTTCCACTCAGACATATTCTCTAGTCTGTCTGCTTCCTCACGAACCGTTTGTTTTTGCATCTCAGCGATCTTGAGCATAGTTTTACGCTCCGCTTCTTCTTGAAACAATTGAACAATAGAAAGAAAAGAGGCATTCTCCTTCTGCATCTTCTTCATTCTCTCACCCCGATCACCTTGAAGCTTTTTGGTGAGGTTTTCTATCCTCGTTTCGCACTGATGATACTCTGAACTCTTGGCCTTAATGATTTCGGCAAGACGAATGGACATCTCAGCCTGTTCGTCAGCCACATCGAACATGTCATTCAATTTATTAAGGTGAGAGCTAATCACCTCC